TAGTGAAGATAAGGACACATGGAAAGAAAAGTATGAGCATGAAGCAAAGATGGCAGAGTCTTGGAAAAGTAATTACTATAAAAAGGATGTTATCAAAGGGTGTGGCTACACTTTCAGCGAGATACCTAACGATACTGATGGTCAAGAGTTTGTTGACACCATGAAGAAGTACTTCAATAAGAAGTCATACAAGATGAGAGTTAGAGGTCAGCACATCAAGCCTGAGTTAAGAGGAACAGGTGCTACTGCCTTTGGTCAGAACATAGAAGAGTCAACACACATGAGAATATATATAGATGTCAAATAGAAAGGGAGAATAAGAATGGCTACAATAAATTTAACTGAAGGAACTGAGATAAGGGAAGAACCACAAGTCTTAAAACTTAGAGAGATAAGGTTAGCCTTATACAAGCTAAGAGGTAGTGATGGGTGTGTTCAATATAATACTGAAGTTATAGACGAACTATGTAAACGATTAGAACTATTAGAAATGGAGATATAACATGGCTAAAAAGAAAACAGTAGAAGTTAATAGGATATTAAACTTAACTAAGCAACAGTCACAACAAATCTTACAGATGCTTGAGGACTTACGTAGTATCAATGGACAAACAGATGATAAGTGTCCAATAGATTACGAGATGATATGTAAGTTAGATGGTATGGAACATCAGCTTGCTAACATAGTAAATGCTAAACTTGAGTGTGAACATGGTCACTATAGCAGATGGGGTGGTAGCTATGCCTATATATAATAAGGAAGGAGAAATAGAGCATTGGTGTTGGTATGATATCTTCTATGATGCTGAAAAGAAAAAACTAGACAACCCCAAACGTTGGTTTCAAAATTTCTACGAGATATCAGATGAGTGGGATTTACCTTGGTTTATAATGGGTAAAGTGTATTGGTTACATGACTACTTGGATTGGAGAAAAATGCCTAGAGGTGTGAGCAACAAATATACAACACCATATAAGAAAAAATATATACTTAAAACACAATATGATGAAGAGGGATTTGACTATGATGGTATTGGAGATTATATTTATACTGCAAATAACTATCGTGAGTTTCATTCTTTAGAAAATGTGTTGGAAAGTTTAAAGAAGAATATTAGATATGAAAATAAAATGAAGCCTAAACTAGATACACTAGAAGAATTTTGTCAAGAGTTTGGATTTGAAGTTTATGAAAGGAGATACTAATGACTAAGAAAAAAGTAAAAGAGATATATAAGATACTTAACTTAACAGAAAAAGAAACACGAGAGATACTACAGATGCTTGAAGACTTACGTAGTATCAATGCAACGACAGACGATAAGTGTCCAATAGACTATGACATGATATGTAAGTTAGATAAAATGGAACATCACCTTGCTGACATAGTAAATGCTAAAGTTGAGTGTGGAGAGGGTCACTATTGCAGATGGCTTGGGTCTTATGAATATAACTAGCTTAGTAGATAAGTATTATTTGTCTAGCGATTTCAATATGTTAGCAGATAAAACTAAAGTAGATTATTCAAACTGTTTAGCTATAATGTTAGGTACTAAGGTGGATAATAAAAGTGTTTGTACAACTAATGTGAATAACTTATCAGGTGCATTAGCTAGGCAATCATATGAACTATGGCTAAAACGTGGCATTTATATGGCAAATCATATATGTGCTACCTCTAGGAAAGTTTATTCATTCGCTATGGAGATGGGTTATGCAGAAAGTAATCCATTCTCTACCTTTAAGTGCAAGGTTACTAAACCTAGAAATGTGACATGGACAAAGGATGAGATAACTAAACTACTTGACTACTGTTATTCTGATTTTCAGTATAGGAGTATAGGTTTAATTGTTCAGATGGCATATGAATGGTGTCAGAGAGTAGGAGATATGAGATTATTAAAGTTTAGTAGCATAGATTTTGATAAGGCAATACTTCATCTAGAACAATCCAAGAGAGGTGCAACAGTACACCTACCAATTAGTGAGAGTTTATTAGAAATGCTTATACAACAGAAGAATGATTATGACTTTCAAGAATATGTTGCACCTTGTCCAAAGGCTATTAGAGGAGCATACAAGCCTTATACCTTATCTAGGCTATCAATAGTAGCTAGACAGGCTATGTCTCTCTGTGGATTGACTAATGAGTTAAGAATAGCTGATCTAAGACGGACAGGTACTACAGAAATGGTTGAAGCAGGAGTGTCTATGGGTCAGATAATGTCAGTTACAGGTCATGCAAATCCACAATCTGTGAAACCTTACATGAAAAATACTTTTGACTCAGCAAAAAATGCATTGACAATGCGAAAAAAGTATGATATAAGCAGTTAAATTGCCGAACAGAAATACTATATAACATATAAGTGGTATAATAATAATGAATATATATAACTATGTAAGTGATCTACAGTTAAGTGTAGGAGAGAGTAAACGATTTAATTGTCCTAATTGTAATGGCTTTAAAACTTTTACTGCTACCAATAATATGGGTATGTTACTATGGAATTGTTACAAAGTTTCTTGTAATATATCAGGTTCAACTCGTATACATTTATCTGTTGACGATATAAGAGATGCTATAGACCCAAGTGTAATAGATGATGATATGAATGATTTTGTATTACCTGAACATGTCGTAGCACATAGGGATAGATTAAATGTTTTAGCTTTCTGTGATCGTTGGAGTATTGATACAACTAAAGTAGATGTACTCTATGATGTTAAGGAAGATAGAATAGTGTTCCCTATTTTAAGTGACACTAAAATGGTTGATGCTACAGGTAGATCATTAGGTGCAAGACTACCTAAGTGGAAAAGGTATGGAAGAAACAGTTTGCCTTTTACTCATGGTTGTGGTAGTGTCGCAGTAGTCGTTGAGGATTGTGTAAGTGCTATCGCAGTTGGCAATGAGGTATATGTAGGGGTAGCATTGTTGGGTACATCATTAGCTGAAGCACATAAAAGATACCTTTCACAATTCTCAACTGCCATAATAGCATTAGACCCTGATGCATTACCTAAGACTCTATCCTTTGCTAAAGAACTAAGAGGTCATGTTCATGACGTTAAAGTACTGCGACTACAAGATGACTTTAAGTATAGAAATAAAATAGACTATGAAGAACTAACCAAACTAACCCCAAAGGAGTAACCAACATGGAACTATCGTTAATAAGAAGTTTAATGGATAAGAAATTTTATGATGAACATAGAGGTTCTAAATGTCCTGATAGACTATTCAGTAAAGACGTAAGGAAGATAAAACAAGCAATAGACAAAGCTATGTCTACATATGAAAGAACAGTAACTACTGATGAGATTCAAGCACTATTCGTATCAAATAATCCATCAATGACTACTGCACAGAAACAGGCATACAGTAGTTTGTTTGCACAAGTAAAGAAGGAGCAACCTCTTGGAACAGATATCGCACAGGAAGTATTGTCTAAACTATTTCAACAGGTTGTTGGCGAGGACATTGCTAATCTTGGTTTTGACTACGTTAATGGTTCTAAATCCACCCTTGAACCTCTTAGAAATATGCTTGAGATATACTCTGATGATTTTACACCTAATGTTAAAGTAACATGGGATGATATAAGTATTGAGAATCTGTTAGCTAGGAATGACCTTGAAGCTAGGTGGACATTTAATATACCTTGTCTAACTAGAAAGGTTGAGGGTGTTAATGCAGGTCATCTGATTGAGGTAGGTGCTAGACCTAATACAGGTAAGACATCTTTCCATGCTAGTTTGATTGCTAGTCCTAATGGGTTTGCCCATCAAGGTGCTAAGTGTATCATCTTATGTAATGAGGAGTCTGCTCATAGAGTTGGTGCTAGGTATTTAACATCAGCTACAGGCATGACAATGCATCAGATAAAAGCTAATCCTGATAAAGCTAGAGATAAGTATGAAGCTATAAAAAATAATGTCTTCATCAAGGATGCATCTAATCGTGACATGGCATGGGTAGAAAGTATCTGTAAGGCATACAAGCCTGACATCGTAGTACTAGACATGGGAGATAAGTTTGCTAGGACAGGTGGCTTTGCTAGGACAGATGAAGCACTCAAAGCTAATGCCATATATGCTAGACAGATAGCCAAGTCACATGAATGTGCTATATTTTATATGTCACAGTTGTCTGCTGAAGCTGAAGGTAAGGTGTATTTGAATCAGGCTATGATGGAGGGCAGTCGTACAGGAAAAGCTGCAGAAGCTGATTTGATGGTTCTTATTGCTAAAGATTCAGTTAAGAATCCTGATAGTGGAGATGAGGAAAGTCCTGCTAGACATTTAAATATAGTTAAGAATAAGTTATCAGGTTGGCATGGAGTTGAGCATTGTGAATTAGATTACTTAACTGCTAGGTATCAGTAATGCAGAAAGACTTATTTGGTTATGAGAAACCTGTTGTTGAATACAAGGATAGCTTAGTCTGTATTAAATGTGACATAGAGCAACCTAT